CTGGACGATCGACGACGCGAAGCGCGCCGGCCTGTTGGTGAAAGACAACTGGAAGAACTACCCGGCCGACATGCTCAAGGCGCGTGCGATCGCCAGGGCGGCGCGCACCGGTTGGCCCGACGTGCTCGGCGGCGTCTACGACCCCGACGAAATCACCGCCGTTGCCCACCCTGAGACGCGCCCAGTTCGCACCACTTCGAGCGTATCGGTGTCTCAACCCGAACCGATAACTCCGGCCGCGATCGAGGCACCTGCTGAGCCAAAAGCCAGCGACGGGGATCCAATCACCCAGGACGCCCTGGTCAAGATCCGCGAGAAGGCGGCAGAGCGCGGCGTTGTCGATCTCGAGTTCGATCATCTGGTCTGGCACCGCTTCGAGGGGCTCGGTTCGCCCACTGGGCTGACCGTTGCTCAGGGCCGAGATCTCTTCCGTTGGCTTCGCGATGTCACCGAGGACGATCTGTCGCAGGCGATGTGGGAAGTCACCAAGGCGGTCAATGCCTGGCTCGATCAGCAAGCCGCGATGGAAGAGAGCGCACGCGAGCAGCAGGTCGCTCAGGCGAAGTAGCCCGTCAGGGTGTCCCGGGCCGACCGGGGCACCCTGATTCGCGTCAGGAGATTGAACGGTGTCAGCTCCAACGAAGTCCATTCCCGGCCTCACGCCGGCCGCGCTTCTCTTGAGTTCAGAAAAGTTCCCGCTTCCGAACCCGAATGAGTTCCACCGGGAGTTCCTCGAAGACGAGCACCTTGACGAGCTCGTCGCCAGACTGATCCTCCACTACCCGCAGTTCGCGCCGTTCGGGGATCTGACCATCCGGACGCTCTGGCATAAAGACGCCGGCAAGGAAGACGGCCGGCTCAAGCTCGGATCGCTCTCGAAGCAGAACAACATGACCCGCTACCTGGCGAAGGTCGATTACGTCGTCGTCGTGAACTACAAGGCCGCGGCGGTATACGAGTTGACCAACTGGCAGATGGAAGCGTTGCTGTTCCACCAGCTCGAGCACATCGAAATTGCTGAGGACGACGATGGTGAGGTGAAGCTGAAGACGCGGCCTCACGACATCGGGCTCTTCAATTCCGAGATCATGGCCTACGGGGCCTGGTACCTCGACCTCGCCAACACGTCGAATGCGTTTCAGCAGCAGCCGCTCTGGGACGATCGTGCGCCGGCCGCGATCGCGCCTTCGAGTGGACCGATTACCGACATTGTGCAGAGCTTCCACACCGACATGCAGCGGATCGCCGATCGAGACGGCATGACAACCACGCTCTCAGCCGGCGGCAAATCAGTCACCATCGGCCCGACAAAGCGCACCGTCAATGGCGAGACGTTTGAGCGCGACGACCTTGGCCGCTATGTGAACATCGAGACGGGCGAGTACCTCGATGCGTTCGAAGTGCCGCGCCCGATGACGGCAGGGCGGTAGGGGCAATGAAGTGGTTCCGCCTCTACGACGAACTCCTCGACGACCCGAAGGCTCAGCGGCTCGATCCTGTGACGTTCAAGTTCTGGGTGAACTTCCTGTGCCTCGCCAATCGTGGCGAGGCGCGGGGAGTTGTTTCCAGGAGCGTTGGAGACATCGCGTTTGCGCTGCGTGTCTCTGATGCTGAGGCGGAGTCAGCCATCGAAGCATTGGTCAAAGCCGGCTTGATCGAGCGTTGTGAAACGGGGCTTACACCGCACAACTGGAACGGGCGCCAATACAAGTCCGACGATGTAACGGCCCGAGTAAATGAGCACCGGAACAAGGGCAACGTTTCACAAGCGGGCGAAGAAACGTTGCATGAAACGTTACACGCAACGTTGCCCGAAACGTTGAAACCCTCTGCGCGCGACAGAGTACAGAGTACAGATACAGATACAGAGGCAGAACCAGAGAGAGAGCCCGCGCCTGCGGGCGCGAGCGACGGCGCTGACGCGCCTCCCACCCTCGATGAACCCGTTGTTCCGGATGAAGTGCCAACGGAAGCGCCGAAGCGACGGAGACGGCTGCCGGGCGATTTCGTGCCGAGCGCGGCGCTGACGACATGGGCGGAGCAAGATCTCAGGCTCGACCCTGTGACGATCGAGTACGAAACCGAAAAGTTCTGTGATCACTTCCGGGGCAGCGGTGCGACTAAGCTCGATTGGCCGTTGACCTGGAAGAACTGGATGCGCCGCGCCGCGGAAGGCACGTTCAGCCGCGGCCGGGCCAGTCCGGGCAAAGCGACGAATTCTCCGGGCAATCTGTCGAACGAAGACCTCCTCGACATCATCGAGGGCAGGGTAGCGATATGACCGAATCCGATGCCGCAAAGCTGCTGTTCCTGATGCGGAGCCAATGGCCCGACACGGTGATCTCGAAAGAGACCACGAAGATGTGGGCGATCGTCCTGGGCGATGTTCCGTACGAGTCGATTGAACTGGCGTTCTACGCCCATTGCCGCACCTCGAAGTGGTCACCCAAACCGGCGGAGCTACTCGAGCTGATCGCAGAAGCGACCGTCGGCGGTGAGTCATGGGAATCTGCCTGGGATGAACTCATGACCGCCGTGCGGCGCTACGGCAGCTACCTGTTCGCCTTCGACTCGCCGCCGGCGACGTGGGCCGGGTGGAGTACGCCTGACGTCGAAGCCGCCGTGCGGCACATCGGTTACCTCGAAGTCTGCCAGAGCGAGATCGATCAGCTCGGCGTGCTGCGCGCACAGTTCCGGGACGCTTACCGCAATGCCCAGCAACGCCGGATCAAGGAGGCGCAACTCGGCGGAGTTGCCGACGCGCTGCGCTCGCTTCCCCGGCCTGATCGCGCTGTTGCGACGCAAGCCCCGGAAAACGCACCCCAGCCAATCAGTGCCGTTATCGAACACATGAAAGGAGCCAGCTAGTGCAGACGACGACAGAACCGGTGACCGACGCTCGCGCGAATGCGATCGCCTGGGCGTTGCAGATCGCCGGCGAAGCGAATGCGGTCTATCTCGACACAGAAACCACCGGCCTCGGACCCGACGCCCGGATCTGTGACATCGCGGTCGTTGACCAGGTCGGGAACGTGTTGCTCGACACGCTGGTCAACCCCGGCGTGCCGATTCCGGCCGGCGCCAGCGCGGTGCACGGCATCACTGACGCGATGGTTTTCAACGCGCCGCAATGGGGAGACATCGCCGACGAGCTCGCCGGCGTCCTCGCCGGCCGCACGGTGGTGATCTACAACCGGGGCTACGATCTCCCGCTCATCAAGCGGCACTTCGAGATGATCGGTGTCGAGGATCTTCCGGCCGGCGCTGACTTCCAGTGCGCCATGCTGGCGTACTCAGACTTCGCCGGCGAGCCGAACCAGTGGGGAAACGGACGCAAGTGGCACAAGCTCGATGCCGCAGCTGAACGATTCGGGATACCGCCGGGCGGGCACCGGGCACTGGCTGACGCCGATACGGCTCGCCAGGTGGTCAAGGCGATGGCCCACGAAGGCGCGCCGCCGATCGAACCGGAAGACCTTGAGCTCACACTCGAGAGTGCGTTCCGGATTCTGGCGTTGCAGTTGGCCCTGCAGGACGAAACGGAACGCGAGATCAAGCACCTGCGCAGGGTCATTGAGCATCACCTTCTGGCCGACGAGCTCATCAGCGCCGAGAGCGAGACCACGAACCTCGTCGCCCGCATCGACACGCTCAGCCGGCTGAAGGTGAGCGATCAGGATCAATTCCTACTGTGGGCGAAGTCCGACCCCATCGGCGCGTCATTCATCACCGAGACCGTGGACATGAAGGCACTCGGCGAGGCGATGCGCCGGCGCGGGATGAAGGTTCCGGGGGCTGAGCTGATCACCGAGGAGCGGCTGGTGGTCGCGCCGCGGCGAGGGGGCAAGGGGTGAAGCGCACCAGCCCGGCCATGGTGGCCGCGACCGAGTACCACCGCTTCGCCACCGAAGCACAGCTGCAACAGACCATCCTCGACGCCGCTCGGCAATTGAACTGGATGGTCTATCACACGTTCGATTCGCGTCGGTCTGAACCAGGGTTCCCAGATGCCGTGTTGTTGCGTGGGCGCCGTTGCCTTGTGCTCGAATTCAAGACCGAAAAAGGCCGCGTCAGCACGGCGCAAACGGAGTGGCTAGAAGCCTTCGCTGAAGCGGGCATCGACGCGCGTGTGGTGCGGCCATCGGAGTCTGACGAGGTGCTCGATGATCTTCGCAGATGGTAAAATAGAGCTACAAATAAAGAGCCGGGGCGCTGCGTCAACAGCCCCCGGCGAGACCGAACGACGTGCGAGGTCGATCGGCGGTTGCATGATATCCCCATTGCAGCCGCCTCACAACAAGGGCGGCTATCCAATGCCTCACAAAGATCCCGACGCTAAGCGCGCGTACCTGCGTGAGTGGAAGCGGCGCAACGCCGAAAAAGTATCCCGATGGGCAAAAGAAGACGATGCACGTCGGCATGCGAACAAACGCGCTGCCATCTACGGCGCTTCTGGCGAATTGACCCTTGACGACGTACGTGCGGTGTTCGCGGCAGGGCGTTGCCACTACTGCGGGTGCAGCGACGCGCTCATGACGATTGATCACGTCATCCCTCTTCACGCTAAAGGACCAAACACGCCGGACTACATCGTGGTGGCGTGCCGAACATGCAACTTGAAAAAGCGTCGCGGGGATCATCCCGATCAATGGTCACAAGAGCACGAGGCCTGCTGTGACTGTCGGACGACTGATCATCCGTACAAATCCAATGGTCGTTGCAACCCCTGCTATTCGCGATGGCGCTCGAATGGGAGAGGGTAGCGCGATGGTGAAGAGCTTGAAAGAGCGGCTGGCTGAGAAGCGCGATCTAGAGCGCCGCAACGGCCCGGTTACGGCAGTGGCGACAACCACGTCTCGACCCGAGCACCCTCCTTGCCTGACGTGTAAACAACCGGCGATCGACCCTCCGTATTGCGATGCATGTCGAGCGCTGCGCTACCAGATGACCGCCACCCGACCAAAGCCGGACCCGAAGGAGGAGAAGAAGCCCGTGACCACATCAACCGCGACGAACCAGAAGCCGTCGATCGATCCAGCCCGGATCAAGGAAATCCGACTGAAACACGGCATGACGCAGAGCGCCTTGGGGGCACGCCTCAACGTATCGAATCCGACCATTAGTCTCTGGGAGACTGGAAAGACCACACCGTCGGTTCCGTTCGTTCGCCAGTTGCTGGAACTCGAAACGATGGAACCGATGCCGGAACCCGCACCCGCACCCGCACCTTATCCGATTCCCGACCCCGCCGAAACGCGGGCGCAACTTGCCGAATACCGCGCGAAGAAGGTCGCTGAAGCGGCGGCCACGTTGCCGACCCCGGAGCCCGAGTCGTCGGCGGTCTTTGATGCCGACGCCCGGCGGATGGCTGAAGCGCAGAACCTGACGGTTGACGATGCGGACGATACGCAGGTGGAAGCCCACGCGATAGACCGTGAAGTCCAGGACGCCAGGAACATCGAGCATGAAGTGTTCTACAAGCGCGCCCTCAGGGCGGAAGCCCGCGCCGACGCCCTGGAAGCCCGGCTTGATGAAGCCGCCAAGCCCAAACAAGTCACGACGGCCGACGGCTGGGGACTCGCCCGCAAGTTTCATCAATCTGCCGATCCGCAACTCCGCGACAACCTCGATGCGTTCCGGCTGCTGGTGCGGACGTTCGGAATCGACACGGCCGATCAGGTCGTTGATCTGCTGAGGGGGTAGGGGGATGGCGAATTGGAGTTCCCGGGGAGACCTTAGGGCCAGCTCCACTACGACCGTGGTCGGGTATATCGCTCAGTGGATTTCCGGAGCGCGAGCCCAACTGCGGAACGATGATGCACAGTCTGCCATCGATGCCATGGATGGAGCAATGCACGACGTAACGGTATTGGCCAACCGAATGCGGAAGACTGACGAATGGTGGACCAACCGTTCGCGCTGGAAGCGAGCGATCGACGCTTGGTTGGGCCGTCGTCCCGACTGGCGCTGGTAATAGAGACGTGACCATAGGAGGTGACCGGCCGTGGCGAACAAACGCAGGAGCGGCGCCCGCGCGGAACGGCTGGCGCTGATCGCTGATGATCTCGCGCTCGACATGACCGAGCGGCAGATTGCAGAGAGGCACGGAATATCGAAGACGCAGGCCCGCAACGACATCCTTGAGATCAAGGCCGACTGGCTGGCCTCCCGAAACGAAGCACTCGATCAGGCGCGAGCTCAACAGAGCGCGCGTCTGGTGCGCTTCATCCGTGAAATGTGGGAAGCGTGGTTCGATTCGAAGGGGCTGCAGATCAAGCTCTTCGAGCGGCAGAAGCCCGGATCGCCGGTGTTCTCATCGCCGGATCCCGGCATCGTGATCGATGGTGCGTTTACGCCCGACGTTGAACAGCCCGGCGAGATGATCACCACCTCGATCAGCAAGCAATCGTTTTACTCCTCTGGGAACTACAAGTACGCCGAGATGATCCTCGGCGCGTACGACCAACTGGCGAAAGTCAATGGACTCTATGCGGCCAAGGAAGTGCACCTCAACGTGAAGCGCTACCTCGAAAACGTCGCGTCCGAGATTGGAATCGACATCGAAGATCTGATGCGCGAATTCGAGGAAGTTGCCGAAGCCGAGTGGAACCGCACTGAGGCGAAGATCTAGCGATGGCAAACCGGCCGGTCATGAGCATGGAGGTTGCCCAGGCGGTCGCGACGGCGGCGCGAGCACGGGTGAAGGCCGCTCGAGCTGAGGACCCGTGGCGTAAGACGGCGCGCCCCGCCCAGGTCACGCCTGAAGGCGACTGGACCGTCTGGGTCATCATGGCCGGCCGTGGGTTCGGGAAGACGCGCTCAGGAGCCGAGTGGATCCGCGAAGAGGTGATGTCCGGGCGCCGCAAGCGTCTCGCGTTCGTGGGCCGCACTGAGGCCGATGTCCGCGACATCATGGTTGAGGGCGAGTCGGGCATCCTCGCCGTCTGCGAGCGCTACAAGTTCAGCGCCAAATACCAGCCGTCTCGCCGGCGTGTCGTCTTCGGCAACGGTGCGATCGCGATGCTCTACTCGAGCCGCGAGCCTGATCTCCTGCGCGGCCCCCAGCACGACGGCTACTGGGCTGACGAGGTGTCCACATGGATCAAGCCGGGCACCTGGTCAAACCTCATGTTTGGCATGCGGCTCTACGGGCCAAAGGGTGACGGCCCGCGCGGCGTGGTGACCATGACGCCACGACCGACCGCGACCGTGCAGGCGATTCTCAAGCGCAAGGGCATGATCCTCACCAGCGGCACCACCTACGACAACCGGGTCAATCTGGCTGAGGACTTCTTCACCGAGATCATCACCGACTACGAAGGCACGAGACTCGGCCGGCAGGAGCTGATGGGCGAGCTCCTCAACGCGCTCGAGGGCGCACTCTGGAATCACAAGCAGCTCGATGACCTGCGGGTTGAGTTCGATGAAAAGCGGGAATACCGGCGCATCGTGGTCGCGATCGATCCGCCGGCGAGCGATGGTCCAACCTCGGCCGAGTGCGGAATCATCGTGGCCGGCACAGGGAACGATAGCCACGGTTACGTCATCGCCGATCGCAGCCTCAGGGGATCGCCGGCCGAGTGGGCATCGGCCGCGTGGGCGGCAGCGGATGAGTTCGACGCCGATGCGCTGGTGTTCGAGATCAATCAGGGCGGGGCGATGGTGCGCCACACCCTCCAGACGGCCCGCCCGAAAACTGGAAGGCCGCGCCGCATGATCGCGGTCAGGGCGACCAAGGGCAAGATCCTGCGAGCCGAGCCAGTGGCTGCGCTCTACGAGCAGGGGCGCGTGCATCACGTTGAGACGCTCCCCCAGCTGGAAGATCAGATGTGCTCGTATCTGCCGGAAGAGCAAGCGCAGCGCCGGAAGGCCGATACCGGGGAAGGTCAGGTCAGCCCCGACCGTCTCGATGCCGCGGTTTACGCGATCTCGGAACTGATGGTCGGCAAGAAGACCGGGTACTCGGTCAGGCCGACGTAATAACAAACATCGGTGCTAATCTGGCATAATGGCAACGACATGGAGGATGGCCCGTGAGCGACATCACGTTTCTCATCACTGAGCTGAGCAAGCGGCTGCCTGACTACCAGGAGGCGCAACAGTATTACGACGGCGACCACATCCCGCTCGTATCGACCGACGAATACCGGAGCGTCTTTGGCAAGTACCTTCGCAAGATCAAATACAACCGTTGCCGAACCATCATCGATGCCCACACCGACCGGCTGAAGATCAAGGGGTTCGCGGATAAAGCCGGCCGCAAGGACGTCGCTGATCGAACGGCCGAGATCTGGCAGCGGAACCGCATGGAGCGCTACCAGGTGGAGATCGAAACCGAAGCGCTCGTGCTGGGCGCAGCGTTCGCGATCGTCTGGCCCGATGAAGAAAACTTCCCGCGCGTGTACCCTCAGCGCGGCGATCGGATGATGATCCGTTGGGACGATGACGATCCTCGCAAGATCGCGGTCGCGGCGAAGATCTGGAAGCCGGTCGCGACTGGTACAGAAAAGCCGAAGTGGCACCTCAATCTCTACTACCCCGACCGCCTCGAGAAGTACATCGCCAAACAGAGCAGCGACCAGCTGGGCACGAAGGACACCGCCTGGGACCAACGGGATGATGAAGGCGACACGTCTTGGCCGCTGCGCTACCCGTGGGACGAAGGGATCCCGGTTTTCCCGTTCCTGAACCGGGCGCGCCTCGGTGGACTCGGCATCAGTGAGCTCGATGATCTGATCCCGATCCAAAACCTCCTGAACAAGAGTCTGGTCGATATGGCGATCGCCGACGAGTTCACCAGTTTCCCGCAGCGGTGGGCGGTCGGCGTCGAGCCGACGTACGACACCGAAACTGGTGAGATGACCAGCCCGTTCACATCCGGGCCGAATCAGCTCTGGATGGCGCCCGGCGATGCTGACGGCACTACGCCGGCCTTCGGACAGTTCGCCCCGGGCGACAACACCCAGTACACGAATGAGCAGGAAAGTCTCGATACGAAGATGGCGCGGGTATCCACCGTGCCGGCCCACTATCTCGGCATGAGTGGGAACTTCCCGAGCGGCGAGAGTCTCAAGACGGCGGAATCCCCGTTCACCCGCAAGCTGGAGAAGCTGCAGACGGTTCGCGGCAACGACTGGATCGATCTGATGCACTTTTCGCTCCGATTGACTGGACTCGAGCTCGAGGACGTTGAACTCCAGGCGATCTGGGAGCCGGCCGAGCCGCGGTCCGACGTGGACTTCTGGAACACCGCCACGCTCAAGCTCAACGCCGGCGTTCCGGAAGAGCAGGTCTGGGAGGAAGCCGGCTACACCGTTGAGGAAATCGCCGCGTGGAGCGCAGCCCGAAAGAAGCGGGAAGCGGAGATGGCCCGGCAGATGCAGCGGGCGCTCAACAGCCAGCCCCCGGACGATGAGGACGGGGAATCCGAGACTGATCCAACCGGTACCGCTCAGGATAGCTAATGACTGATGTGGCCGTATTCGAGGCGCGGGTCACCCGGTCGGTACGCAAGTACCGGCGTGAGCTGATCGACCGCGACAAGGCCGCTCAGGCGCAATTCGCTCGGCAACTTCGGGACGCACATCAGGCGCTGCTACGCGAACTCGAGGCGGCGCAGCAAGGCGTTGAGTCGTCCCGCGATCGCGGCGTCAACGAAAACACCTTCCGGTTGCAGCGAGCGCTCGATCTGGCGAAGCAGGCGGAAGACTTGCTCCAACGGTACGCGCAGAACGGCACCGCGTACATCGCGCAGCAACAGCGAGAAGTTGCCCGGACGGCGTACCAGGCGGCGCAAGAGTTCATCGATACGACCAGCCCGCCACCGCCGAACTTCCCGAACGCCAGCAGCTTCATGACCTTTCCGCAGGAAGCGCTCGAAGTCATCACGGCTGCCACCTCGAGCGGCCCGGTGTACGAGCTCCTGAAGCGCTACGGCGCTGACGCCGCGACCCGAGCGGGCGCCATCCTCACCGAAGCCATCGTCCTGGGAACGCACTCTGACGTGATCGGCAAGCGCCTCAGCGAGACGCTCGCGGTGCCACTGTGGAAGGGCGCGCAGATTGCCCGTACAGAGATCAACCGGGCGTACCAGGAGTCGCTTCGTGAGACGTGGCGAGAGAACAAGAGCATCACGCCGAAATGGATCTGGCGATCAGGGCGGACGGCCTCGACGTGCGCGGTCTGCTGGGCCATGGACGGCACCGAGCACGATGTAGAGGAGCCGATGGGCTCGCACCCGTCGTGCCGGTGTTCGATGGTTCCGGCGACCGTCTCATGGGACGATCTTGCAGCCCAGTTCGGGATCGAGATGCCGGACGGCGATTTTGATCCACCGAGGGAGCCGACCGGCCCGGAAGCATTCGATCAGTTGCCTGAGGCAGACAAACGGGCGGTGCTCGGCCCGGGCAAATACAAGGCCTACGCTGCCGGCGAGATCGGGCTCGAGGATCTGGTTCAAGAACGCCGGTCTGATGACTGGGGGGTGAGCCGGAGCGAGGGGAGTCTGAAGCGAGCGAGAGCGCTGGCATCGGGTTCAGGGGGCAGCACGCCGACAGATGCGGTGCTGAGGCCCCAAGAGGCGGTGGCTCAGACCCTGACTGAACTGGAGCGATCGATCTGGAAGAATGAAGGCGAAACCGGCTTTATCGTTGACCCGAACAGCGGTTCCGAAGTTGGGCGATTGAATAGCGGACATCAGTACGCGATCGCCCTTACCGATGATGACTTGCGGGCCATGAAGGGAATGATCTTCACGCACAACCACCCGCGGGGATGGGAAGAGCCGGAAGGTAGTATCAAACGCAACGGCAACAGTTTCTCCGGGGCAGACCTCTATACCTCCATCCTCGCGGATGTCGCAGAGATGCGAGCGGTCACTCCAACCCGAATATTTTCGATGCGGCCCGGGCCCGATGGTTGGAACCCGTTTCGGTTCTCGATGCCAAAGATCGGTGAAACTGGGGTTAAGGACGAAGTGAAGGAAACGCTCGATCGCCTCGATGGCGTAGTCCGGGGCGAGCAAATGCAGCTCATCCGAGAAGGCAAGCTCACCCCTCAGGAGGCCGAACACAATCATGCGCACCTGGTAGCGACGCGACTGGCTGAGCGATGGGGGCTTGACTACCGCGAATTGCCGCTGACATGGGAGGAATCATGACGCCGATCACACTTGATCAGGAATTCGAGATCCCGAAGTATTCGCCGGTTTGCGCGTATTGCCGCCGACTGCGCGATAACGGCGCCGGCCGCACCTGCGATGCCTTCGCCGATGGAATCCCACTCGAGATCTGGAACGGCGAAAACGATCACCGCGAGCCGTTTCCGGGCGACGGCGGATTGCAGTTCACGCCCTACTCGAACGCCCCAGAGCGCCCATAGGCCAGAGCTTCGATCATCCCTTTTGTCCTTGCTTGATTGACTTTACATGTTTGCGCGCAGATAATAACCCCTAACGGTGCTAAAGTGGCATTATCGCGGAGAGTGATTCTCCACCTGGAGTGATTCCAGGGATAGCCACTAAGGCCGGGGAGTGATTCCCCAACCGACTGAATCCCAAGGAGCTTTCAAATCAATGCCTACGCTGCCAAAGGGTGTTTCGCAGGCTGACTTCGATACGTTCGTTGCCCGCTACGGCGTTCCTCCCCTGATCGGGGGCGGGTCGGGTGAAGAGGGCGGCGGTGAACGCGGAGCGGCCGATGAAGGCAAGGGCGGGAGCGAAGGCGCCGGTTCCGGTGAGGGTGAAGAGCAGGACGACGCAAAGAATGCGTTGAAGGCTCTCGCCGCTGAGCGCAAACGCGCTGAGGCGGCGGAAAAGCGCCTCAAGGAGATCGAGGATCGCGACAAGTCGGAGCTGCAGAAAGCCCAGGAGCGGGCCGAGGCGGCTGAGAAGGCCGTCGCGGACTCCACCGCCCGAATGCGCGAGCTGGCGGCGAAGGATGTGATCCGGGATGCAGCGCTCGAGGCGGGCGGCAAGCGGCCGGCGGTGATCTTCGAGCTCGTGAAGAGCAAGGTCGCCTACGGAGAAGACGGGTCGATCACCAACGTCAAGGACGTGATCGCCCAAGCAAAGAAAGACGCGCCCGAGCTGTTCGGGATCTCGAGCAACGGGAATCCCGGCGCGGGAGCCGGCGGCGGCGAATCCGCTGGAACCGACATGAACGCAGCCATCCGGCAAGCAGCTGGACGAAGCAGGAAATGAGGCGCGGCGATTGCGCCGGCCTCTAACCAGGGGGAATTACGGCAATGGCGGGAATTGACCGCAGCGGCGCAAGCGCACTCATCAATCAGGACGTTTCCAACATCCTCCTCAAGGAAGTCGCCAACACGTCCGCGGCGATGACCATGTTCCGGCAAGTCTCGATGGGCACCAGCCAGACCCGGCTTCCGGTGCTCGGCAGTCTGCCGACCGCCAATTGGGTTTCCGGTGACACCGGCCTCAAGGGCACCACGAAAGTTGACTGGACCAACAAGTACCTGACCGCAGAGGAGCTGGCCGTTATCGTGCCGATCCCCGACGCGGTCATTGACGACGCCGATTACGACATCTGGGCCTATGTGCGGCCACTGATCGCCGACGCGATCGCGCGCAAGCTCGATGCCGCGGTGCTGTTCGGTGTTGAAAGTCCGGCAAGCTTCCCGACCTCGATCGCCGCCGGCGCGATTGCTGCCGGTCACGACATCGAGCGTGGCGCCAACACGGCCGCCCAAGGCGGATACGCCGAGGACATCAGCGAAGCGTTCGCCTTCGTGGAGAACGACGGTTTCGCGGTGACCGGAGCGGCCGCGGCCTCCAACGTGCGCGCGCTGCTTCGTGGAGCGCGCGATGCCGAAGGTCGTCAGCTCACCGAGGTCACGCCGACCTCGATCTATGGGGTTCCGATCAACTACGCCTCGCCTGGACTCTGGCCGACCACGAGCGGATCCGCTGAGCTCATCGCCGGCGACTTCTCGCACGCCATTCTCGGCGTCCGTCAGGACCTCACCTACAAGGTTCTGACCGAGGCGACGATCTACGGCGCTGACAGTGAAGTGCTTTACGCGCTCGCCCAGCAGGACATGACCGCGCTGCGCGTCGTGGGCCGGTTCGCGTTCCAGGTGGACAACACCATCAACTACGCCAACACGGACGAAGCGACGCGCTACCCGTGGGCGATCGTCTCCCGGCCGTAATCGGCTGACCGTCGAAGCATGAGCGTGGGCCGCCAATAGAGCGGCCAGCAGTTCAAGGAGTGAACATCGTGGCTGACGAATTTCCGCTGAAGCGTTATTTCAGTCTCTCGTACTCGGGGTTCGCACAAAACACAGACGGCTATCTCACCGTCTTCAAGGCCCCGTTTGCGGGCTACTACACCGCAGCGACGTTCATGTCGAACGGTGACATTACCGGACACGCCACGGTTCGCCGCGATCTCAAGCTGTACCGAGGATCGCCAACCGGCTCCCTCGGCAACAACGGCTTGCAGATCCAGTTTCTGGCTGGCGTCAATGCGGAATCTCAGAAGGAAATTGCGTTCAGCGAAGTCAACGCTGACCTTCACCGCTACATGAACGAAGGCGACTACTGCCATTTGCACAGCGATGCCGTTGGCGGCGGTGTCGCCGATCCGGGTGGACTCATCATCGTTGAGCTCACGCGCGATCTTGGCGAGGCCCCTGAATAATGGCCGCCCCTAACACCGGGCTGATCATCGAGCTTCCGGACGGCGCTCGCTACGGGGTCAAGAGCCTCGCGGTGAAGGAGCGCCTCTATCCGGACGCCAAGGTGATCAGCCACGGAGACGGCACGCCGTTCGAAGCGGCCAGCGCAACGCCGAAGCAGCCTCGCAAGAAGGCCGCGCCGAAGCGGACGAGCAAGCCGAAGGCTGCGCCCGTACCGGCCGCGGCTGAAGAGACGACCGGCGATGGCGCTGAGTAAGGCCGAGGCAATCGCCCTCCTGAGTCGTGAAGTGCCGGTCTCGGCTCAGCCGGTACTCGATTCCAACGACCTGGATGACCTGGTCGCGCTGATGGCGGTTCCGGACGATGAGGATCGCGCCCCGTCTGATGATGACTGGGAAGAGACCTACAGCCGGAACCGCCTGCATTACGCCGCCGCTGAAGCGTTCGAGCGCAAGGCCGGCCGCGTGGCGAATCTCGCCTCCGTCAACGCAGACGGTGGCGTGATCAATGCCGGCGATCTGCACAAGCAGCTGCTCACCCTGGCACGCCGGCACCGGGCGAAGTGCGCCGGGTCGATCGCGGTGAGGGGATAGCTCTGATGGTTGCTCCCGTTCCTGACTGGCTGATCACGCAAGCGCGAGGCGTTCAGGCTGCGGCCCGCATGGATCAAAGCTGCACGATCAAGCGCCGCACATTGGCCTCGAACGGAGCGGGAGGCACGGTCCCGACCGAAACGACGTTGGGGCCGTATCCCTGCGCGGTCGGGCCATCGTCGGGCACGCTCGGCGAGATCCTCGCACAGCGAAAGATCGTATCGACCGGCCTCGAGCAGGTGATCACGCTGCCGGCCGGAACCGTCGTTCTGATGACCGATCGGATCGTGGTCGGAAGCGATGTGTTCGAAGTCATCGACGTGGCGCCGGTGTCGCGCCGGCAGACCGCACTCCAGGTGATCGTGCGGCGGCAAGGGTAGGGCAATGGCTGACGTGCCGATCCGGATCACGAAGCGAATCGACAACTTTGACCGGATCGCTTCGCGGTTCGAGCCGGCGGTTCAGGCGGGCCTCGTCAAGGCCGCGGCCGACAACATGCGGTTCAGCAGCCCACTTACACCGTTCCGGAAGGGGCACCTTCGCAATAGCGCCCAGATGAAGGTTGCCAGGCTGAACACGAAGGTCTACTGGACGGCGCCCTACGCGCCGTATCAGGAGTTCGGAACGCGGCGCGGCATCCGGCCGAAACGATTTGCGGAGCGTGGTCATGAGCAGGCGAGCCGCGGGCTCCTGGCGTTCATGAGCGCGCTCGAGGCGAAGCTCTGATGTTTGGATCACTGGCCGCCGAGCAATGGATCTATCAGAAGCTGGCGCTGGTCGAAGCGCTCGAGCAGCTGGTCGGTGAGCAGATCCACGCGGTCTACGCGCCACAGGGCACCGTCGCCCCGTTCGCGGTCTTCTACCGGACCGGCGCTGAAGACTCCACGCCGATCGGCGTCGGCATCGAAGTCGGGATGCAGTCGTTCGTCTACACGGTGGCGATCGTGGCCGAGGGCAGCGACAAGTTCGCGATTCTCGCAGCGGCAACGGCAGCGCACCAGGCGCTCCACGGGCAGCAAGCCGATCACCTGCTCATCGACGAGGAAGAGACGGATTACGGAACCTTTCACATCACCTGTCACCGGATCGGCGAGCTGCCGAATGACGACATCGCGACCCCTGATGACGGCGTTGACTACGTGACGCTCGGTGGTCTGTACGAACTAGAGGTAACAGCGGCGGGCTAACCGCCAGGGAGGAAGCCATCGTGGCTACGGGACGCAAGAATCAGCAGCTCTGGTTCGGCCGCGAGGCCGTCGCCGGCGTTGCGGACGAAGACGCGATGATCCGCTTCGGCGGCATCGACGGTCACCCAACATACGTGACGACGCAGCAGAAGTTCTCTTCGGCCGGATCCCGCGTGACCGACGCGATTATCCCCGGCACCGAGATGGGCGGGCTGACGATCAATTCGATTCAGGACTACAACGCCCTGACCGCCGTGTTCGATTCGGTGTTGGGGGTGGCGACGCCGAGCACGCCCGTCGGCGGGACACTGGCTCGTGAACGCACCTGGACGCTCTACGCGACCGGCGCAATCACGCCCGAAACGTGGACCGTCGTCTACGGCAACGCCAGCCAGGCATTGAAGCTCCTTTACGGTGTGTTCAATAGCTTTGGACTCACCATCAATCGCGGCACCCTTGGCTTCACTACCAGCTTCCTCGCCCGGATGGCCGCCACCGGGGCCACGCTGCCATCGTCCGGCACCACCTTCGTTCCGGCCGCGCCGATCCCGGCCCGGTCGTACAGCGCCTACTCAGACGCCGCGTGGGCTGATCTCGGCGACACCAAGCTGCTCAACGTGTATGACATGGGGCTGACCTTCCCTGAGCGGTGGGCGCCTGACTGGCCGATCAACGCATCGAACGCGAGTTTCGATTCGATTATCGAGACCGAGAACACCGAGCACACGTTCAACGCCCAGATCGGCATGAGCGCCGGCATGGTCACCGAGCTCGGTGCTTGGACGGCCGGCACCCGGAAGTATTTCCGGATCGAGAGCGTCGGCGGGCTGATCGAGGCGGGCCAAAACTACGAGCTTCTCATTGACCTCTCTACCGCCATCGTCATGCCCGGCGAGTTCACCGCGGCGCCGATGTCGCCGACGTGGGTGCTTCCGTTCACCTATGAGCTGGTTCCGGACCCGGTGACCCTCAAGGTGGCCGAGATCACGCTGATCAACGCGGTCGCGGCCTAAGCCGCATCTCGATAGCCGACGGGAGGGCGGATCGCGCCCTCCCCAGACAACAGGAGGATACCGGGAAACATGACGAACCTTGCAGAGCTGATGGGCGGAGAGAAGAGCGGGCTCACGATCACCCGGGATATCGACCCGGGCTGGGGCTTCACCTTCAAGGCAACCTTCGATCCGACCTCGATCCCGGCGGATACGGATGGCGTGCTGCTGGATCGGGAAACGGCCGCGGTGATCTGCCAGGTGGTGAAGGAATGGGATCTGGTTGGTCCGGTTCCGTTCTCGGACATCGGCACGTTGAAGGCCGGTGAGCTGGTCAAAGCCGGCAAGCCGATCCCGCTCGATCCGGAGATCGTCAAACGCATTCCTCCCCAGCTCTTGCTCGGCATCGCTCGGGGATTGGTGACTGAGAGCTTCCCAAAATCGCAGACCCGGAATCCGGAGAACCCGGAGACGCTGAACGACTAGCCCAGGCGTGGGGCATGTGGGATGTCTACCGGCTGGAGCTCGAGGCGGGGCGAGCTGAGCCACTACCCGAGTACGTGAGCTATTTCGCCCTTGCTGAGAAGCTCCGCATCCCGGTTCACGAAGTTCCACGGATGCACCCCTACTGGATTCGAGCCGCGGGCGTGATGCTCGAGGCCGAATCGATCAAGGCCGATTGGGACGCCGCCAAGTCGAAGGCATAGATGATGACCGTAACCGCAGCGAGTCTCATGACGGAATTCGGCGCCACTGGCGCTGATGCGACGATCCGAGACATCAATCAGGTGAATCAGGCGGTCAACCGGGCGACCGGCGGCTTCAACCTGCTCGGAACGGCCGTTGGCACCGCCGGCGGTTTCCTGATCGGCCAGGCCATCTCCCGGGGCATCGGCATGGTCACGGGGCTGGGGAGCTCCATCATCACCACCAGCGCCCAGGCCGAAACGTTGGGGCTCATGCTCGAAACGGCGGTGGGCGATCGGGCGAAGCAGGTCTACGCGGATCTGCAGAAGTTCGCCGCCCTTACCCCATTTGAGTTTCCCGAGATCGTGCAAAGCACCGTTTTGCTGGAAAACTTCGGCATCAAGTCGAACGAAGTGATCAAAGGTGTCGGGCGCAACTGGACCGAAATTATCGGCGACACCGCGTCCGCGATGGGCAAGAGCTACGACGAAGTGACGCAAGCGGTCACTGATGCCGTGATGGGCGAGGGTGAGCGGCTGAAAGAGCTCGGCATTCGATCGACCATCGAGGGCGACAAGATCAAATACACCTACATGAAGAACGGCAAGGAGATGACCGCCTTCGCCGATCGCAACAGCCAGGAGATGATCGCCTCCACCATCGCCGGGATCTGGAACGACAAGTACGAAGGCGCGATGGAAAAGCAATCGCGATCCTTCGCCGGCAAGATGTCTACCCTGCGAGATAACTGGTCCATGACCATGCAGCGCATGGGCGAGGGCGTATTCGACTTTGCAAAGGTCGGTCTCACGCACGCCAATCTCTTTTTTGATCGTTTCAATGTCGGCCTCGATAAGGGTCTGAGTCCGTTTCAGGCCGGTGCTCGCGCGCTCAAGTTCACCCTCCAGGACATCTTCGGGAAAGGGCCGGTCAACAAGATCTGGGGCGGCATGGAAGGCATGTTCGGGATGATCGGCACCGGTGGCCGCAAGCTTCTTGACGTTGCCAGCGGCCTCAAGAACGTCGGGTTCGGGATCGGAGCGGCCTTCTTTGAGGGAGACCGCGAACAGTTCTTTCGCCAGCTGCCAGGCTGGCTCCAACAGAGCGCCCGATACGCGGGAACGGTCGCTGAAGGCTTTGGCGACATCTACCGGGCGTATCGAGAGAACGGAATCAGCGGGGCGATCGACTCACTCTTCGGCAGTGAAGGACGGCAGATCGTCAATGCGGCGGTTGACCTGGTGGTTGACGCGGTGCCGCGATTCGGCGCATGGCTCTGGGACACCGGCACCGACATGGCCAGCTGGCTGTGGAGCAAGATCCCGGGCGTGAGTACGCCCCAAGTAGGCGACGGCACCGGCGGACCAGAGTTCGACGCATCGACAAAGCCGTTCACCGTGCCGGTTTTGATGGACCTCGCGGCGAACTTCGGGAAATGGATCTGGGGCACCGCTGGCGATATTGGGAGTTGGCTGTTTGCTCAAGCGTGGAACGCGGGTGATTGGGTCGTTGGCAGCGCCATTCCTGCCACGCTCGACTTCGTTGCGAAGTACGGCGGCATGGCGTGGGGCGCGCTCACTGACTTCGGCTCGTGGATCAAGAACGAACTGCCGGGGCTTGCCGCTAACGCAATCGAAACCAGCCTGGCCTTTATTGGGAAGTGGGCCGGCATCGCATGGGGTGAGTACGGCGACGATTTTCAGTCATGGTTCCGAGCGTCCGTAGGATCACTTGCCTCGACGGTGGATGCGGTTGTAGGGGTGAACGTCACCGAAGAAGAGCAGAACCAGGCATTCAAGACCGGCGAAGAGCGCGGCCGCAATTGGGCTGAACAGGCTCAGGCTGGCTTGCAGGCGGGTTTCGATTATGTATTCAATCGCACGGGTGATGGCGGTGGTGCCAGCGAAAATCAGAACTTTTTCAGGCGATCGTGGGACTGGCTCACTAGTAGTCCCTACACTCGGCTTGAAACGGACATCGTTGCGACCGCCGTTGGATTCGGCAAGTTTATCGCTGACAACTTCTCTAAGAGCATGTTCAAGGGGCTCGTATGGGACAAACCGATCGACTTCGTCGGGCGAATCTGGGAAGGACTCATGGGTGGCGGCAACGCCACGCCTCAAGCGACCGGACTGTTTGATGAGTTTGGCGATCAGATCTTCGCCACCGGCGATTCGTCCGGCATGTTCGACGGCATCCTCGCCGACATCACCGGTGGCTTCGAGATCTTCATCGGCGACCTGACCGGCTCTGCCTCTGACTTCAAGGATGATCTCGGAGGCCTGATCAAGGGCGCGTTCGACATTGACTTTGGGCCGATTCAAGGAGTCGTGGACGGCATCCTGGCCAAGATCGGTGGCTGGATCGGTGACATCAAAGAGCTTTGGGCAGACTTGCAGTTCTGGAAAGACGAAACCGAACGGGAACAGAACGGCGGCATGACGAATGAGCAGGTTCAGAATGCGAAGAATAACCCTCCCGGCGGAGTGAATTACGGATTCGGGGGCACCAACGTC